CATTATAGTATCTACAAATCATTAGTAGATAAATTTGGTAAAGATAATGTTTATATTGCATCTTCAAATGCAATGGATGATGTTAAATCCCCTTTTAATTTTAGAGAAAAGAAAAACATTATGACTACAATGTTTGGAATACCACCTAACAAAGTTGTTCAAGTTAAAAACCCATATGCACCTGTTGAAATATTAAATAAATTACCAAAAGATGCAAAATATGTTACTGCCGTTTCACAAAAAGATGCAGAAAGATTGGAAAAAGGTGGAAAGTATTTTAAAAACTATGATAAAGTTCCAAATAATAAAAAGAAATCATATGAGCATGAAGGATACTTTATTGTAGCACCTGAAATGCAATTAAAAGTAAATGGTGAAAATATTAGTGGAACACAATTGAGAGCAACATTTGGTAGTAGTTTACTTAGTGTGCCTGAAAAGAAAAAAATATTTCAACAAATTTATCCTAAGTTTGATAAAGATGTATTTGCTAAAATAGTTGTAACAACCAAAAAAGCTGAAGCAGTTAAACAGGCAAAAACCAAACAATCGGAACCTGATACTAAAAAACAAAAACCATCTGAAAAAGATTTAATTGATAAATTACCTAAAAAATTATTAAGTAAAACAATAAAAAATCCAGATACAGGTAGAACTATTAAATTAAAAAGTGCTTTAAGATATGATAAATCATCCAAAGTAAGAAAAAATGCAGATAGTATGGTAAAGCAAGCAATGAGAAAATAATTTTGCTTTAGCAACTAATTTGATATATATTATAATAATAAACAGTTACAAAAAGGAACATTAGTATGGCAAAAAGAAAAAGTTTTGACGAAAAAAACAAAAACATTCACAAATCTCGTAAGTTAATTATAGATACGGTATTTGGTAGAACGGATAATAATCAAAGAGTATTTGGTTATGAAAAAGAAGCAGAACAAAAAAGAAAAGTTGGTGAACGATGGACTGATAAAGAAGGTAAAGAATGGGAACAACAGGAGGGATTTATTTCATCTGTTACTCAAATGGAAAGTGTTAGAAACTTTTTAGATAAAATCAGTAATTGTTTTGCAGAAGATTGTAAAACAATAAAATATAGTGTTGCGGATAAAAAATTAATTCGTAAAACCGGAAAGTGTGTAGATTGTTTACAAAAAGAAGAAGTTGTATTAAAAGAAGATGGAACATGGCCATTTTTTGAAGATTATAAAATAACAAATAATAAACTTGCATACATTAGAGATTTAAAAGACCAATATGAAAACGCATATGATGGACTTAGACAACAAATTGAAATGGTAGGTGAAGATGGTAGAATTGAAAAATGGACATGGGATATTGATATTGAACAAGTAAAAAAAGATTTAAAACAAGACATTGATGGTGCATACGAAGCAATTGAATCATTAATAGATAGAAAAAGAGCACTAGAAGAAAAACTAATAGAATTTAAACATCCAGAACTAATAAAAAAATAAAAATGAAAAATTTAAAAAACATTGCAATATTATTATTAATTGCAGTAGTAGTTTTCCAACAATGTGGTGGAAACAAAACAAAAACAGGTGAAATTGTAAAAGTTGATGGTAAAAAATATGAACTTATCAAACATGAAATTGATACATTTGAAGTAGTTAAAACAAAAGTAGTAACTAAGAAGGGTGAAGATATTTATCACGAAACAATTAAGCATGATACCGCAATTAAATTAATTAATGTGGATACTGTAGCTTTATTGCATGACTATTTTGCAAAAAATATATACAAAGATACATTACATTTACCAGATAGTTTAGGAATTGTATCTTTAATTGATACAATCACACAAAACAAAATCTTAGGTAGAACTTTCAACGCAAATGTTAAACAAAGAGTTATTAAAGAAACTACAATTGTAAAAGAATTACCTAAAACAAAAGTATTTTATGGTATTGAGGGTGGTTTTAATAAAGCAGATGTTGTTTCTCATATAGGATTAGGTATGATAATTAATACAAAATCTGACAAAATATTTCAATTAGGATTAGGAGTTGCCAATCGTGTAACTACACCAAACGGAACAAGTGGAACATTGTCTCCTTTTATTACCGGTGGTGTATATTGGAAGATTAAATTTAAAAAATAATGGGAGTTCAAGGGCAACCTAAGAAGTCATTAAAAGAAATAATACTTGAAGAATATCGTAAATGTGGGCAAGACCCAATTTACTTTATGAAAAAGTATTGTATCATTCAGCACCCGGTGAGAGGAAAAATACCCTTTCACCTTTATCCGTTTCAGGAGGATTGTTTAACCGATTTTAAAGATAATCGTTTTAATATTATTCTTAAATCTCGTCAATTGGGTTTATCAACTCTTTCGGCAGGATTTATTCTTTGGAAAATGTTATTTAATCAAGATTATAATGCATTGGTAATTGCAACAAAAGTAACTGTAGCAAAAAATTTAGTTGAAAAAGTAAGAGTGATGCATGATTTACTACCTATCTGGTTAAGAGATGGTGGTAATAGTTCAGTAGAAGATAATAAACTTTCCCTTAAATTAAAAAATGGTTCACAAGTAAAAGCAATCGCAAGTTCTCCAGACGCAGGTCGTTCGGAAGCCCTATCATTATTGGTGGTAGATGAGGCAGCATTCATTAGAGATATTGATGAAATTTGGTTATCTGCACAATCTACATTATCAACGGGTGGTTCTGCAATTGTATTATCTACTCCAAATGGTGTAGGTAATTGGTTTCATAAAATGTGGGTAGAAGCAGAAAGTGGTGCAAACGGATTTAATAATATAAATTTACATTGGACTGTTCATCCAGAAAGAAATCAATTATGGAGAGATGAACAAACGCGTATATTAGGGGTTAAAGGTGCAGCACAAGAATGTGATTGTGACTTTGTAAGTTCAGGAGATACAGTTGTAGACCCTCAACTACTTTTATGGTACAAAGATACCTATGTTATGGAACCTGTTGAAAAAGGAGGATTTGACGGTAACTATTGGAAATGGGAACATCCAAATTATAATAGAAGTTATATGGTTGTTGCCGATGTCGCTAGAGGTGATGGTTCGGATTATTCTACATTTCAAGTTATTGATATCGAAGATAGTTCACAAGCTGCAGAATATAGAGGTAAAATTGAAACAAAAGATTTTGGTAATTTTTTAGTAGCAGTTGCAACCGAATGGAATAATGCATTATTAGTAATAGAAAACTCAAATGTAGGATGGGCAACTATTCAACAAGTAATTGATAGAGGGTATGGTAATTTATTTTATATGAGTAATGATTTAAAATATATTGATGTTGAAAAACAAATGTCTAATAAATTTTATAGAGATGAAAAACAAATGGTTGCAGGTTTTGGAACAACTGCAAAGACAAGACCGCTCATTATTTCTACATTAGATACATACATAAACAACAAAGATATACTGATTCGTTCGGTTAGATTGATAGATGAATTATTTACATTTATTTGGAATGGTGGTAGAGCAGAAGCAATGAAAGGATATAATGATGACCTTACAATGGCATTAGCAATCGGACTTTGGGTTCGTAATACTGCACTTCGTTTAAAGCAAGAAGGGATTGATTTGACCAAACAAATGTTAAATTCAACACAAGTAAATCAATATACAGGTTTTACAACTACAAATTATTTAAAACAAAATCCATATGAAATGGATTTGGGAAAAGGTGAAAAAGAAAACTTAACCTGGTTAATTGGTTAATTCTTTATATTTATATGTTGAAACTATTATAATACAAAAATTATGAAATTAATAAATTTAGTACCATTCAAAGAAGCTGCAAATGCTGCACAACAAGCTGCTATTGCAATTAATATGAAAAAAAAAGGTATAAAACCTAAAGATGAAGCAAAAGGCCCGTGTTGGCAAGGATATAAACAAGTTGGAATGAAAGGAAAAGGTGGCAAACAAGTACCAAATTGTGTTCCTATAAGTGAAAGTGAAATAAACGAAACAACAGGTAGAGAAGCAAAAGAAATTGCTAAATTAACCGGCACACGTGATAGTATGGTACAAAAATTTATAGATGATTTTAATTTAAACGCTAAAAACCTTTTTAATTTTATAGCTAAAGGAAAAGAAAAAGTTAGAAAAGATTTTGCAACCGCAATGTCAGGAAGACCTGGTAATAAATATCAAGGTGATTTTGTAGGTATGTTTGGTGAAAGTGAAGTATCTGCAACAGGCCAGCCTGGTGGATATTTTAAAGAAGAAACTTGTCCAGATTGTGGTAAAAAAATGGAACAATGTGAATGTGGTATGTATGAAGGCAATGATGATGATGATTATGATGAATTGGATGTAGAGCCAGAAGAAATAGATGATTTTATTGAATTTTTAAAAGCATACAAAAATACTTTAGATGAAGGTGGTTGCCCATGTCTTTATGAAGCAGAATATCAAGGTAGAGAAGTTAAATTAGGACATCCAATGCAAGGTGATGTTAAGAAATTTAAAGTATATGTAAAAAATCCTGCAGGAAATGTTGTTAAAGTAAACTTCGGCCAAAAAGGAATGAAAATTAGA